ATTAAGAGTTTGAAGTATAAACTCAAAGATGATGAACTAGGAATTACATCTGCAAAAGCATTTGATCTTGTAGGTGCAGAACAAGTATGGTTATTTAACACTAAAACTCGTAAGCTTGCAATATATACATCCGAATCTACAAAAGGATTGACTGTTAAAGGTACAACTTTACAGAATTGGTCCCCTGAAAAATCTAAACAAAAGACTTTGCGTAAACCAGATGAACAAATTAAAGAATTAATGGCGTCGGGCAAAGTTAAGCTAAGAACTTTCTTAGATAATATTAAATCTAAAGAACAGGATGTCAATGGTAGGATAAATATAGATACGATCATCCTAAAAATTACGAGGTAACATATGGCAGGTATTAGTTTAAGTTATTGTCAACTTATAAAAATCGTTTTATCGCAAATCGGCGGTAATCCATTACAACAAAAGTATACTACATTTACACAAGGTGCAAGACAGGTAGCAGTTGGTCTAGGGATCCCAGGCGGATTTACAGAAATCAAAACTCTAATAGAAAAAATCACAAAAACTATTTCTGATGCGAATGCTGACATTACTAATGTACAAAAAATTATAGAGCAGGTTCAACAGCAATTATTTCAGAATCCAATTGCATTTCCTGCGTATGCAACTAACACAGCAATTACACTAAGAATTACACCTCTGAATGCTCGTGTGTCCGTTATAGATCAGTGGACTGCAAATGCAAATTCAGTCCCTTCATTTACAGTGACTTCACCTTATACTTCAGCAGCAGAGGAAAGAGCAGCCGTGGCAACACAGGTAAGTACACTATATACTACATCAGATAAACTAGCAACATTTAAAGATTACACTGATAGGCTATCCGGTGTTGCGACATTATCAGGAGCAGAGGCGGCCGGAGGTTGTTCTTTACAAGATTTATTGGGTAATGGATGTACACCGAACGATGCTGTGCCTGATATAGATTTAAAGGCTCTCATACAATCGCTTAATCAAGGGGCTTTAATTAAAGCGCTTGAACAAAAACTTTTGAGTGGATTAAGTATTAACGAATTAACTACAGCATTAAATGATTTTAATACTATAATTACAAGATTTAATAATCTATTTAATATCTCTATTAACAAAGCAGCATTACGTGCAGCAATCGAAGCTCAAATTAATCATATAATTTTTAATCTTTTATCGGGTTGCTCTGGCGGTGTTTATGAAAAAACTTTAAAGGCAGATGTTGCAACTATCATAGGTGGGGCAGTTGCATCATGGCAACAAACAAACGATGGTCTTGCCTTTGTGGATCAAAATACAGGTAACATTATAGCTAAGACAACAACTACCTCCTCCGCTATATCTGGAGCAACAGATTCAGCATCAACACAAAATCCAAATGCAACATTACCTATAACTATTGCATATGAAGTAACAGTGACAAGACCGGGCACCGCTCCATATACTTTAAATGTAGAAGCAACTGATGGTGTGAAGGCCGGTAAGCAAGTTGAACAAGATTTAATTACTGCAGGTGCAAATGGCAGTGGTTATAGAATCGTAGTTGTAAATGCACAAAAAGGTATTCAAGTATATACAATTTCTAATAATGGCCCCGCAAACGTAGGAACAAATATAGCATGATAGTAGTTGACTTTAATCAAACAGCCATTTCTAATTTAATGGCTGAAGTAGGTGGTCGTAATGACATTGAGATTCAGGTGCCTCTTTTGAGACATATGATTTTAAATTCTATACGAGGATATAAACAAAAATTCGGTAAAGAATTTGGCGAAATAGTTATCGCATGCGATAATCAAACCTATTGGCGCAGAGACTATTTTCCTTTCTATAAAGCGGGAAGAAAAAAGGCAAGAGAAGACTCTGGTTTTGACTGGAAAACAATCTTCGAAGCTCTTAATTTAATTCGTAGTGAGATTGAAATATTCTTTCCCTACAAAGTTATTAATGTCCCAGGTGCAGAAGCAGATGATATCATTGCTGTACTTGCGGAATGGTCTCAGACAAATGATACTAAGAGTGTTTTATTTGATGAGCCTAAGCCATTCCTAGTATTGTCCGGAGATCATGATTTTATTCAATTACAAAAGTATGAAAATGTAAAACAGTTTTCTCCTATACAAAAGAAATATGTTAAACCTGATATTAGTCCGGAAAAATATATTTTTGAACACATCATTAAAGGTGACAAAGGCGACGGTGTCCCCAATGTATTATCCGCAGACGATAGTATCGTAAACGGTGTAAGACAAAAACCTATTCGTCAAGATAAAATGGATCTTTGGTATAAAGATTATGATGCTATGCCACAAGATGCAGAATTTAAGAAAAATTATGAACGTAATAAAAAACTAGTTAGTTTTAGTTGCATTCCTGATCATATTAAACAATCTATCATAAATATTTTTGAAGATACACCATCGAAAGATAAAAGCAAGTTACTAGACTTTTTTGTTGAACATAAAATGAAAAATATGCTAGAAGTTATAGAGGAATTTTAAATGAAAACTACAATACCACAAATTTTTGAAGAAGTTGAAAAGGCAAGCGGAAAAGACTCAAAGGTAAGAGTCCTAAGAGCATACGACCATCCTATCTTACGGGGTATGCTACAAATCAATTTTGATCCAACTGTAACATTAGATTTACCCGAGGGTGAGCCTCCCTTTAAAAAGGATATAACTATTCCGTTGGGTTATTCTGAAACTAATCTTTTTGCTGAATTCAGACGTATGTATGTTTGGATTGACCGCAATATTAATGTTACTAGAATTAAGAAAGAACAGTTGTTTATTCAATTGCTAGAAGGTATACATTGGACAGAAGCTGAAGCTGTGTGTCTCGCTAAAGATAAGAAACTTCAAACAAAATATAAATCTTTAAAAGAAGATATTGTTAGAGAAGCGTTTCCTAATTTATTACCTGAAAAGCAAAAGGTAGAAGCAAAAGCGGAAGCGGCACCAAAAGCAAAAAAGGTAAAGTCTTTGAGCGCATCCTGACCTGGTTCAAAGATAAACCAGTAGAAGAAGAAAAAGAAAAATGGTCAGATCAAGGAGAACTATTACCCGAAGCTCAGTATGATTCAAGATATCGAGTAGAATATCAATACAGAGCATTTGACAAACGCTGAAAAAGGTGTTATAATATAGTATATTAATGGAGTTCTTATGACAATGCATATTGTGGGTCCTTGGCTTTCTACTTCAGGTAAGAAAAAAGGCAAATTTAAATTTCGTAATGCGGATGAGGCTCGTAAGGCAAGAGAGCTTGATGCGGCTTGGAAGCAGTTGCTGAAAAAACAAGGCATTGAGCAGGAAGAAAAGAAACGCAAACGAGCAATGGCAGCAGAGCCATTAGTTTATAAATTATCTACACCCGAAGGTCGTAGTACATCACATATACCTAGCCGAAATACAGGTGACGGTATAGCAAGCTCAAAACAAATTCCACAATATACTGGCACTAAGATGTTGGGCATTGGAACAATGCATAAGTCTAATGCCGTACCTATCTTTAGTGACGATGAAGCAAAATCTATTTCTAGTATGAGACGATAATGAAAATAGAGAGATCCTGGGGTTACTATAGGGTGTTAGAAGAAATAGGCCCAAACTTCAAAGTTAAAGAACTCGTGGTCAACCCTCATTCGAGATTAAGTATGCAAAGGCATCAGTATCGTAATGAGTATTGGTTAATCATGGAGGGTGAAGCAAAAATTTATACTATAGAAATTGATCCAAGAACAGGAAAAGAAATAGTCCTTCTTCGAGGAATGTCTAGATGGACTAAGTTTACAAACGCCGTTATAAGTGTAAATGATTGGCATCAATTAAGTAATGAAACGAATGAACCTTTAAAAATTTTAGAGATTCAATATGGTGAAAAGTGTGTCGAGGAAGATATAGAAAGGAAACCTTTATTATGACAATACCATCAAGCCCAGTAGACCGTAAAGCTATTTTAGATTGCATGAAAGAAATTAGTGCATCTATGACTCGCACCGAAGGTGAACGAGAGTTTATGCGTGAAGCTATTAAAGAAATTTGTGATAAGTATCAGCTATCCAAAAAGACA